TTAAATGATTCTGTGTTCAATATCGAGAATTATATTTCTAAGGAATTTGGCCGCAGAATTGGTGCTAAGGAAGAAGAAGCATTCTTCATTGGCGATGGTAAGGGCAAGCCTACCGGATTATTCCCATCTGCGGATGTTGGTGTAACCGTGGCAACCACAAACATTACCTTTGATGATGTGATGGATTTATATTACAGCCTCCGTGCTCCTTACAGAAATAAGGCATCTTGGCTGCTTAATGATTCCACAGTAAAGGCAATCAGAAAGTTAAAGGATGGTAACGGAAATTATATCTGGCAGCCATCTGTAAGAGAGGGTGAACCGGACCGTATTTTAAATCGTCCGTATCGTACTTCCATTTACGTGCCGGAACTTGCAGCAGGCAATAAGGTATTTGCGTTTGGCGATTTCTCTTATTACTGGATTGCTGACCGTCAGGGCAGAAGTTTCAAGAGATTAAATGAACTCTATGCTACTACCGGACAGGTTGGTTTCCTTGCATCCGAGCGTGTGGACGGTAAGCTGATTCTTTCTGAAGCAGTAAAGACCATGGAAATTAAGGCAAAGACAACTGCTTAAGATTACTGGGCCTTCCGGATAACTGGGAGGCCCGTCTTTGGGAGGTGAGCGTGTGGTAATCAGTCTGGAAGAAGCAAAACTGTATTTAAGGCTTGACTCCGATGAGGAAGATTTGTTTATTGAAAAACTCATACTGGCAGCAGAATCACTGTGTCAGGATATAGCACGGATTGATGAAGAAGAACTGAAAGCAAACGCTGCAACCACAAGGATTGCCGTACTGTATGCCGTAGCGTTTATGTATGAGCATCGGGAGGATGCGAAACAAGTGGAATTGGTGGGAATGCTAAAGGCACTGCTTTTTGGTATCCGGAAGGCGGTGTTTTGATGAAACTTGGAAAAATGCGGTACCGAGTACAATTGAAAGTGTATTCATCTAACAAAGATAAGGACGGCTTTGTTCATAAGGGATGGAAAACAATAGCAACCGTATGGGCAGATATGGTTCCGGTATCCGGTAGTGAGTATATCTCCATGAATACGGAAATGTCATCTGTGACATGGAAAATATATATCAGGTACCGTGAAGGAATCACTGCTGACATGAGGCTTGTATTCGGTGACCGGGAATTTGAAATTGTATCCGTGCTTGGAGATAAACGTGGAGGAATGCTTACATTGATGGCAAAGGAGGTATCGTAGTGGCAAAAATGAGTTATGAAATGCCGGACGATATGATACGGAAGCTATCAGCACTTCGTACCAATTATGATGAAGTGGTGGATAAGGTGTTACGGGAAGGCGTTGTTCCTCTGGAAGAAGAAATGAGGAAAAATCTCTCCGGAGCAATTGGTAAGGGTACCAAGCATCCTTCTGAATCTACAGGTGAACTGCTTGATTCCCTGCGAGTGACCAGACCGTATCAGGCCGCTGATGGGGATTGGAACATCAAGGTGGGATGTGTTGGATATGATTCAAAGGGAGTACCGAATCCACTAAAGGCAGCCGTTCTTGAAAAGGGAAAATCAAACCAGAGAGCAAAACCATGGGCAAAGCCGGCGGCAAGGGCAGCTAAGGATAAGTGCATACAAAAGATGCAGGAAACATTAGATGCGGAGGTAAAACGATTATGAGTATTAATGAACTGGTTATTCGGACTTTATCCGATTTGGTAAGTGATATTTCTGTTGCGGAAAATCCTACCAATGATGATAAGGGAAGAAAAAAACAGCCGGATACATTTCTTGTGATACTTCCTATTTTTGATAAACTCCTTCTGTCTGCCGATGACCGACCTACAATGCAGAGTGAAGAAATTGTATTGGCACTTTATACAAAGGGGAATTACCTGTCTCTGAGAGATCGCATTACACAGCGGCTTCTTGGGGCAGGTATTTCTATTTTACAGAGGAAGTATGAAGAGTATGAGGATGACACGGGCTATCATCATTATACCTTTGATTTGGAACTGGCCCAAGAAATAGAAATGGAGGAAGAATAGCATGGCAACGATTGGTTTGGATAAATTATTTTATGCAAAAATTACGGAAGATGCTAACGGCAATGAAACCTATGAAAAGCCAAAGTCTTTAGCAAAGGCTATGAATGCGGAACTGTCGGTGGATTTGGCAGAAGCTACACTGTATGCGGATGATGGTGCTGCTGAGATTGTGAAAGAGTTTAAAAGCGGTAAGCTGACTCTTGGTGTTAATGACATTGGGCAGGAAGTGGCTGAAGATTTGACCGGAGCAACTATTGACGGAAACAAGGTGCTGATTTCTGCATCGGAAGACAATGCAAGTCCGGTAGCGGTAGGTTTCCGAGCAAAGAAGTCCAACGGTAAGTACCGTTACTTCTGGTTATACCGTGTAAAGTTTGGCATTCCGGCAACAAACCTTACTACCAAGGGAGATTCCATCGAATTTTCTACACCGTCCATTGAGGGTACGGTTCTTCGTAGAAACAAAGTGGACGGACTTAATAATCATCCATGGAAGGCAGAGGTTTCCGAGGATGATGATGGCGTAACAGCAGAGACTATTTCCGGCTGGTATGATGAGGTTTATGAGCCTGTGTATAACAGCGTGGGTTAGGAGGCTTAGCAGATGGAAAACAGAACAGCGGTAATCAATATTGGTGGGAAGGATTATGAGTTACTTCTTACCACAAGAGCAACAAAGGAGATTGCAGCAAGATACGGTGGCATCCAAAACCTTGGAGAGAAGCTGATGCAGGCAGAAAATTTTGAGATGGCACTGGATGAGATTGTGTGGCTGATTGTTCTTTTAGTAAATCAGACCATTCTGGTGCATAACTTACAGCACCCGGATGATAAGCGTCCGGAAATGTCGCAGGAGGAAGTAGAGCTCTTAACTTCTCCATTCCAGTTGGCAGAATATAAGTCAGCCATTATGGAGGCTATGGTTAAGGGAACAAAAAGAAATGTGGAAAGTGAACCAGACGTAAAAAACACGGTGGCCGAGTAAGCAATGAAGAATTGTTTACCCGGCTTTTGTATTACGGCATCGCACACCTTCATCTGTCGCAGGAAGAGGTGTGGCTGATGCCGTTTGGTTTGCTTCTCGATTTGTGGGAATGCCACAAGCAGTATCATGGAATTTCAAAACCAAGACGGGAATTATCGATTGATGATGTGATTCCGTTTGGAATCTGACGAAGGGAGGTTAATGGCGCATGGCAGAGAGTTTTGGTGTAAAAATGGGTATCGAAGGCGAGAAGGAGTTTAAGGCAGCTCTTTCTGATATCAATCAGGCATTTAAGGTGTTAGGCTCTGAAATGAAACTGGTAGAATCCCAATTTGCTAAAAACGATACTTCCGTGGGTGCGTTGACCGCCCGGAACCAGGTACTTAATAAAGAAATCGAAGAACAGCAAAAGAAGATAGATTTGCTTCGTTCTGCATTAAATAATGCAGCCGAATCTTTTGGAGAAAATGACAAACGTACTCAGAACTGGCAGATACAGCTTAACAATGCGGAAGCTACGTTAAACGGTATGAAGCGGGAACTGAAAGAAAATAATGATGCCCTTGAAGAAGCCAATGAAAATTATGATGAGGCTGAGGATACATTGAAGGATGTTGACAAGGAAATGAAGGATGTGTCCGACAGTGCGGATGATATGGGTAAAGACATAAGGGAAGCTGGGGATGAAGCAGAAAAATCCGAGAGTAAATTCAAAGGACTCGGAGATACATTAAAAACCATAGGTGCTGCTATGGGAACCGTAGTAGTTGCTGCCGGAGCAGCGGCAGTGGAACTTGGCAAGGCTGTAGTAAGTGCTTATGCAGATTATGAGCAGTTAATCGGTGGTGTTGATACTCTGTTCGAGGATTCTTCGCAAAAGGTGCAGGATTATGCTGCCAATGCATATAAAACAGCGGGTATGTCTGCGAATGAATATATGGAAACAGTGACAGGTTTCTCTGCGGCTCTGATTAATTCTCTTGGTGGAGATACAGAAAAGGCAGCGGAGATGGCAGATATGGCTATATCCGATATGAGTGATAATGCGAATAAGATGGGTAGTTCTCTTGAGTCGATTAAATTGGCTTATGCCGGGTTCTCAAGAGGCCAGTTTACGCTTCTTGATAATCTAAAATTGGGGTATGGAGGGACTAAATCCGAAATGGAGCGTCTGCTTCAAGACGCACAGGCAATCAGTGGTATCGAATATGATTTAAACAATTATGCGGATATTGTGGATGCCATTCATGTTATCCAGAATGAAATGGGCATTACCGGAACTACGGCAAAGGAAGCAGAACACACTATTGCGGGTTCTATTAGTTCCATGCAGTCTGCATTTCAAAATCTTATTGTGGGTTTTGGACGGGCAGATGCTGACATGACAATGCTGTGTAATAACGTGGTAGATGCATTTGAGGATGTAATAACCAATATCACTCCGGTCATCGAAAATATAGTGTCGGCGCTTCCGACCGTAACAGGGGCATTACTCGATGCAGTGGCCGGCTTACTCCCGGTTTTGCTTGAAACGGTAACTAACCTATTTTCACAGGTTCTTAACACCTTACTGCAACTGATACCGACTTTGATTCCGGCAGCAGTAGAAGCATTGATGACGATTGTTAATACCATAATTGAAAATCTGCCGTTGCTCCTTAATGCAGCGGTGCAGATTGTGGTTTCTTTGATAAATGGAATCAGCGAGGCTTTACCTACATTGATTCCAACAGCAGTGCAGGCAATCATTACTTTAGTGCAGGGATTGGTTGACAGTTTGCCAATGATACTGGATGCTGCATTACAATTAATTACTGGATTGGCACAAGGGCTTCTTGATGCCATTCCGGTTCTGGTGGCAGCACTACCGGATATTATTAATTCCATTATTGC